TCTAAAACTAGTGGATTCGCAGGCCCTTGGCGATATAGCCAAAAGAGCCGATGCCAAGCTAGGTAAACTTGGGACAGAGTTTCACGAATTGATGGAATTGCAACGTGGCTCAATAGCGCGTGCTGACGACTTTGTGCGTGCCCAAGTAAAGGTTGTGGATAAGTGGGTCGCTAGTGGTGGTACTAAATCGGGCAACAATATCGAGAAGCAAAAGAACCTTAATGACTTAATATACAGTCAAGAGTACGGGGCTACTATCTATCAGGTAGACCCGACAAAGAAACAGAGTTTCTACGAAGGTAAAACAGACGAGAGCGGTAACGACTTAGAAGCCGTTTGGAAAGCGCAACGTGCGGACTGGAATGCGCTCGGCGCTGATGGGCAGAAAGCCTACCGCACAATGCGTGACCTGTACCGTGGCTTGTACGTAAAACTCAAAGATGTGATTAACGGGCGTATTGACGCGGTACTAAGTCATAACCCTGATGCGGCGGCAAAGCTAAAGAAAGAAGTATTTGCTAAGTTGTTTGACAGTAATCAATTAGATGTCTACTTCCCGCTACTACGTGAAGGCCCTTACAAACTAGAGTTTCAGTACAACAACAAGACGGGTAAATCGGAAGCCGATAAGTACGTATTTCAGATGTTCGATAGTAAAAGGCAACGCGACCGAATTTTAGCCGAGTTGAAAGAAGACCCGACTGTCATAACGAACACCGTTAGGGGTATGGATGGTGACTTCAAAGTTTCTGACTTTAACAACTCGCCATCGTCCTCATTCGTAAAGCAGGTGCTTAATTCTCTCAACGAGAACGGTGTCAAGAATGAAGACGTACAAGCCGAAATCATGCGCCTATTCATTAATACGCTGCCGGAGTCATCGTTCGCTAAGTCCCTGCAAAAACGTAAGAATACACCCGGATATATGCAGGATGCAGTCTATGCTATGAAGAGCAAAGGCTATGATTTGGGTAGGCAGATAGAGAAGTTAAAGTACAGCGCACGTATCCAAATCATGGAAGCTGACCTTGACGAGCTAACGCCCCCCAAAAATAATGATGACTTCCGTTTCAACACAATACGTGAAGAAATCAAGTTACGTATGAAATTCGCCAAGTACGGCGCAAACATGAAAAGCATTGAGCGGTATGTTCGTACGTTCAACCAACTCGCGTTTGTTGGCACAATCGGCTTTAACACATCTTCTGCCATGGTGCAGTTGGCACAAACACCTCTGTTTACCTACCCCATGCTCGGAGCACGGTATGGGTATAAAAAAGCATACAACGAACTCATGAACGCTACAAAACTTGTAACGGGTGCGAGAGCTAACGCTGAAGAAATTAAAGGAGCCATTGGATTACGTGGTAAAACAGTAGCATTAGCAGAAAATATATCAATCGCACATGGACTGGATTCCTACTATGACATCACCGATAACGGTGACTTTATCGTCAAGAAGAAAAAAGGCATGCCTTCGGAACTTGTAGAGGAGTTAGAGCGTATAGCTCCACTGGTACGGCTGGCGTCAGAACGTGGGTACCTCAATCAATCCTTTATCTTTGACGCTATGGCGCTTCAGGAAGGCGGTAGAGCACGTAAGACTGGCACAGTACCCCAGAAGTTATCTGCCCTCCTTGACTGGGGGACAGGTATATCTGCCATGATGTTTAATCAGGCAGACCGGTTTAACCGGCAGACGACAATGGTCGCAGCGTATAACTTGGCGTTGGGGCGTATTTCGACTGACAACCCCCAGATGTCTGTGGCTGAACAACAGAAATTGGCGGCGGTAGAAGCACTATACGATACACAAGCATACAACGGTGGTTCTACCCTTGAGACTTCACCGAGCGTCGCGCACCAACATATTGGGCGTGTTGCCGCTATGTACAAGACCTACGGCCTGACTATGTACAACACAATGCTTGACTCCGCGCGTAACCTACTGTCACTAGAAAGTGACAAAGAAGCTCGTAAGATAGCCCTGAAACAAATTGTAGGTATTCATCTGTCTTCCGTGTTCTTTGCAGGTGTTCACGGTATACCGTTATACGGCGCGGTGCAGATGATCACTGACTGGTTCTTGCTCGACGACGAAGATAACGCCGACGATATCGTCCGTGACTTCTTCGGAGAAGGTTGGTTCAAAGGCCCGTTTAACCAGATACTGGATGCAGCGGGTATAGGTGCTGACGTGGCATCACGTGTACGTCTAACTGGACTACTTCTTCAGGAGAATAGGTACAACCCTGATCCATCCGCTGAAGAGTTTTTTGGTTACTATCTCGGTGGCCCTGCACTCAGTGTGGCGAAACGCGTGGGACGTGGCATTGACGATATAGTATTCAAAGGTGAAACACAGAGAGGGATTGAAAACATGCTCCCTGTAGGGGTTTCCAATGCGTATAAAGCTCTAGGTCGATACCAACAAGACGGTGGTATTTACTCACGCCGTACTAATCCTATCTATGACGATATGACGTCTGGTGAGTTGGTTACACAGTTCTTCGGGTTCGCACCTGCTGAGTACCTACGTATCCAAGAAGAGAAGCAACGGGCCAAACGAATAGACCTCGCTATTAACAAGGAAAGATCCGGCTTGACTCGTAAATATTACGTCTCTGCACGGCGAGGGGATTGGGCCGAGATTGAGCGGTTAAAAGGTGAAATTCTAAAGTTTAATAAAAAGCACCCAAGTTTTGAACTCGATGAGGAGTCAATTGTTCGCTCATTAAAGCAACACGGGAAAACTACTGAAGAGATGTATTACGGCGTGTCACTGTCCCCGATTATGCGTAGAATCATAAAGGAACAGCGTTTCGGGGACGGCTTTAAGCCGCCTACGAGATGATATGATCGCAGAGCTAATCGCGTTCAATGCTGCCTTCGGCGTTGTCAAAGAATTTATTGGCAACGGGCGTGATTTGGGGGACTGTTTCGGCCAGATCGGACAGATGGTCAACGCAAAAGAAGAGCTGAAGACCCGCCAGCAAAAGAACAAAAAGTCGTTGTTTGCATCTGACGCCGAAGAATTTATGGCGCTAGAGCAGATAGCTAAGGCGGAGCAGGAGCTTCAGGATTTTATAGTCTATTATGGCCGGGCTGGCCTGTGGACCGATTTTTTGGCGTTCCAAGCCAAGGCCCGAAAGGCGCGACTAGAGGCCAAAAACGCGCACATTAAGAGGATAAACCAGCGGATGCACTACCTAGGTATTGCGATTGCAGGTGTACTTGTTTGTGCCGGGGTATACGCCTCTTTTACAATTCTATTTGCGATTGTAAAGTAGTTATGGACGCACTAGACGCTATCGGCCCTCCCAAAAAATAACCCCCTCCGAAGAGGGGGTCAGGGAGAACGACAGTCAGTTGGGTGGGTGGGACCCATGCTGTCTATCGGACTTTATCACACTGTGCGCCAGAAACGTACCCCTAGATTCCCGTCTTCAATACGTAGTCGGTGCTCTAGTTCCCAGTGCCTATCACAGAATATCTTGTTAACCTGCTTTATTGCCTCGTCGGTATTTACGCAGGGCACAAAGACGGAAGCGCCGATAGCCATGTGCTTCCAGTTAATTTCTATAGCTACGCCATCCGGCGATATATCATAAGTCTTCAATACTTTCATCATCAGAACCTGTATCGAATTTCATTATAATCACATTAGTGGAACCCAATTCCAGAAGAGTGCCCTTCGTTATCCGCACCTTCTTAATTCTACCTTCGCATTTAGCAAATATCTCGCTTTTCAGATGCGCGAAGTTAATCTGTAACTCACCACACCATTCTTTAAGCGGTTTCGGTTTAACGAAAAACAATTTTGTATCAGTCTCATACCGTGCTACTAATTTGCCTCGCGCGACCTGTTCAGGTATCACATGCGCGTCAAGCCCGTTGCCATGCGCGCCTCGATTATCATCTGTGCTTTTGATTTGCAGAATATAGCTTATATTTTCTGCAAAGAAGTCACCCATAATATCCTGTACTGAACCACCTATTTCGGTCAGCCCACGTTTGTTTTGGTCTACAAGGTCAGTACACGCCCAATTAAATACTTTCTGCACGTTGAAGTCGTGAAGCTCAGCCTTCTTAGAGATCATCAACCCTGAAATTGTCGCAGTAATTGCATCCGACCAGAACCGGTTTTCAGAGGTTAGCTGTGCCTTCTCATCGACACGTCTTTGCACCTTCTTTACTATGTCTTTTGACTCCTCTAAATTACGCATCACCCACTGTATGTAAGGAGGGCCTGCGTGCCCGTAGTTCCCAAAGACGTTACTCTTGAACGTATCTTGCAGTTCTTTGTCTTTCACTTTGTCAAATATACGCTCCACTCGGCATTCAAGTATCCGCTGCGCTTCCGCTTTCGGCATAGCTTTGCCACGACTGACTGTCTCAATGACAGAAGCGTTTGCTGTGTACTGCATCAATAAACCCCACTCCCTACCTTGGAACCGTTCCACGTTTGCACTGGGGGCCATACGCCCCCGTTGTTTACCTGACGTGCCTTGATATATAAGGTCAGACATCTGACGGGGTGTTAGGTTTGTAATCTCGTCAATACCCGTTGGTAGACTGTGCATGACTTCTGCGCGGTTCATTTTGAATGCAACGCTATCGGCTTTATCCAAAACAAGTTTCTTTGGGTTACCCCAAATACCTGCTGTGGCATACATCATCATGGTCTTACCTGTACCCGAGTCATTATTAATGAACGCTACTGCGCCGCAGGTTTCGTTTAGAAACTCCATTAGTGGGCTACCGAAACCCATACCAAGCGCGAATTGTTGTAGGAAAAACCTATCATCCTCCCATAATTTCAAGTTATCGCGCCACGCTTGATAGGTACCTTTCGGTTCAAAGTGAGGGAAAAACCCCACAGTTTGATTAGAAGGCGGGTTAAAGTCGATACAATCAGGTTTCACCTTTTGGTTGCCCAAAATAAATGTATCCATCTTATCGTCAACCCACCCAAATTGGACGTGTGCCTCGTCTGCCATACTGGTGGCTTGTAATTCATCCACCCAACTTAGTGTGTACGCCATTAGCTCATCCATATTTTTAAGTGCAACGCCTTGAGATGAAAGTTTTTTTCTAAACTCATCGCTTGACGTGACTGAACTCATAGGCAGTGTAAATTCTTGCACCCCATCTCGGGGAAGGTGCAAGCGCATAACCAACGACTCACCTAGCTCTGGGTCTTTGATCCGTTTAACAACGTATAAGTCGTTATGGTATATTCGTTTCTCGTCTACATCGCCGTCTTCGTTGGCGGTTCGCATATAAATACCACCATTACTACCGCGCACATATGGTGGTGGGTACTTAGGTATAACGTAAGTTGGCGTGTCTTCTCCAAGACTTTCCGCTACATAGTTACCCTCGTCATCAATTTCAGCCTCACGTAGCTTCTTACCCAATACAATGGGAGACTTTATCACCCCCCATTGGGGGCAGTCTGGGCATATGTCAGGGTTATATTCGTCAAAGCGTGCGCACGTATAAGGCCCTTTTATCTGCTCCACCTTACGGTTTGTATCGTCTGGCGTGTAATCAGGGTGTCCTTTGGACATGAGGTGTGCAGCTTTCTCCCCGTCAATGCAGAACTTAGCAATAGATAGCCCTGCCCTCCACAATGGTTCACTCATAGTCTTTTGGTTTTGGACTATGTATTTAAGCTGTTCACACCCCTCGTCCTTCTGGGTCTTAATGAGGATATCTTTGAACTCGTTTTCCTGATTACCCATCAGGTTTTGCATGGTCGTACTCAGTTCCCTTTTTGTGGGAACTGGTATCGGATCAGACCCCAGCAACTCCGAAAACGTATCGAAGTCCACCGTCTCAAACTTAGCGGTTAAACCAAAGAAGCCCACTTCTGACGGGGGGTTAGTCTTATAGTTATGCGTGTGAGGAACTCTCAATACACGTGCCGCATCTGAGGTTACTGCGGAGTCAGCAAAGAAATCTTGCTGTGCGCATAATCTTTTAAGGCGCTCCGCTACTGGCAACCAATCATCTAGGCACGTCGATTCCGACAGGAACCAGTACACGTGTACACCACGCCCCGAATTAACCATAGTCGGTTTCGGTAGTTTGTTTCGCGTACAGAAACTCCGTAACGCTTGTATAGCCTGTTCTTGTGTTAAAAATTCTTTGCTCGGACCACAATCCAGATCAAGAAAGAAAGAGTTTAGTCTCTTTACGTTATCGACTTTACGTGACCCTGCCGTATCAAACGTAGCTAGTCCGTAGTAAACGTCGTATCCTTCTTCATCATAATTGGAGGCAGCATCTACTATGGCATCTATTGAATCGTAGAACTTCTGTAATATTGGCTCGTCACTTGACCGTGCTGCAAAAACGCAATAATAGCCCTCACTACTCAGTGCCTTCGATAAAAATGTTTTCGTTTCCATTTGGCCCACCCAAAAACGCCACGGTGAAAGATGTTACTCCCACCGTGGCGTAGTTCGATTATACTTTGACGTTCTCCTTAATCGGCATTAACCGCGTCGTCATCCCAGACATCAATAATCGAACTCAAATCACTGTCATCCGTAGGTAGTGCAGATGCAGTTTTCTTTACGACTTTTGTAGGTTCTTCGACAGGTTCTTCGACAGGTTCTTCGACAGGTTCTTCGACAACCACTGCTGTAAACGGGTTATCCTCCTTAGAGTTATACCCTTCTTCCGTGCTAAATGGGTTTGCCTGCTTACGCTCTGCGAGTTTTAGAACCTGCACTGCTTGTAGTCTCAGGGAACAACCCGTACCTATCGAACCACTGTAAGGAATACCCTTGACTGCTACGTTCACGATGCTACCGCTCGTCAATTGGAAATCATCAGGTAGTTCATTAGTTTTCGCATCAAACTGTGATGGCTTATTAGTCGTACTGCCGTTATATGCGCCCTTCAAATTAGCCTTGTGCAACCACATCCCATCCTCTGTTTTCTTGAACGGGTTTTTAATCTCAGGCCAATTTTTTTTCTTTTCGGCAGCGTAAGTTGTTTTCATGTATGACCACAACGCCGTGGAGGTTGCATCATCCATGACGAAACTCAATGAGTATTCAGCACCGTTATCCATTGCTTCACATTGGACAGATCGTTGTTGCTCATTGTCGTATCTGTACGTCTTATCTATTCTAGGGTACCGGGCGGTGGTCTTATTAATCAAATATTGCTCAGACATTAAAAGTATCCTTAGTTTGCATTTACGGGGTTGTAGACAAATCCGTCTACTTCCGCAAAGATTGACCCTCGTGAGGGCATTGTTGACATCGTTATGGCCTCTATAGCTTCTTGGCTTTCAGCCATTGAATCCGCAAGACCTACTTCTTCTTCCCCAAGGGGGCGTACCGCCTTGAAGAACAACTTGGGTACCGCACTCGCTCGATCAAACACGCATTCGGTTATCACGGATTGAGCAGGTGTATTATGAGAACTCAGGTGCTGTGCGTAGGCTCGCATAGGCATCTTGCCCTCCTTCGCTTTACCGAACACCGATGTTGCAGGTAGTTGCAGTTGGTACACTTTTGTAAAGTCGTTCTCTATCGCTACGGCTAACCGCTGTGCAAAACGACAGGCACGTGATGTACCCGCCCCTGACCCTTTGATATTTTGGGGGCAGTCCATACAACGGCGGGCTTGGCGATCTTCTTGCTTCACCTCTGGTGCAGGTGCGCTAGTATCTACTGACCAACACGTAGGACGTGTAGGGTTACTCGCATCATAATTACCTGCGTAGTAAGACCTAGAAATCTTAGCAGCGTTCAAGATAACCACATTAAGAGTGTCGTCATACGTGGTACCTTGTTTACCGTTAACATATTCACGAAACTTATTACCGTTAATACTGATACGGCGGCGTACTCCACCTGCGTTCTGCATTTGTTTTTCCTCACAAATCCTCGTCGTCTGCGTAACCCCGAACCAACTCGACGTCAGCTACCGCTGCCAACCCACCTACTTGCGCAGAGGTACTCTCAACAGGTTCGGCGGTGCCTTTCTTGGCTAGAGCGCCAGATACATCGTCAATAGAGAAACGGTATGTGTTTCCTACTTTAATATATGTGTCTTTTGGTATGTGTCCTTGGCGAACCCATGCGCGTATGGTCGAAACCGATACGGAAAAGTGCTTAGACAAGTCTTCAATTGGTACAAAAGGGCCGTCCATTATTTTTTCCTCACAGAAATTGTATATTCAGAATCTACGTTAAGCCCCATAGGGACAGTCTCAGGGTTTTCTTCGAGGAAAGTTCTTACGTTGGTTTGGTTCAACCGCTTTTCCAGAAACTCAGGTACGTCATGCTCCATAACAAATTTGTGCATGGCCTCCCAGTCACTGGTCCAGTAGCGAGTTTTCACCGACCGATAGAAAAGCCCCTCAGAAGTCTTTACGCTCTCAAGCCCCTGCTCTTTGCAGTAGTCGAGTAGCGCGGCTTTGACCTTATCCAGTTTCTGGGTAAGATCGCCTTCTTGTTTCTTGTAGTCCGACGAAAGCTGGGCCTTCTTATCTCGGATTTTTAAGTAAACACGTGTCAGCTTTTCAGCTAACTTCTCGTCTCCATTCATTTTTTAGTCCTCCTAGTCGCACGACAAAACGTGTCGGAAGACCCACTCTACTAACGTATAATACCCTAGTCAAGCAATTCTTTGTAAAGGTCGATTATTTTTGTGTGTACGTTAATTCTGTTGTCTAATAGTGTGTAAACATGTTTCTCTACTGCTGAACCTTGGAGCTGGACGACGGTACACTTATGATCTTGCCCTGCCCTGTGAACACGCGCGTTAGCTTGGGCGTAAGTCTCCAAGGAACTGGTAGGACCCCACCATACAACTGTGTTAGCCGCTGTTAGCGTGACCCCATGAGCGGCGGATTGCGGTTGGATTACCAACACGCGTGGGTTATCGGTGGTTTGGAATCGGTGAAATATATCGGTACGTTTGGGTGCGGATACATCCCCACGTATGACCTCAGTAGCTATCCCATCGTCGAGTAGTTTATTTGTAAGGATGTCTATGGTGTGCCTAAACAGCACGAACACAAGCACCTTCTTACTACTCTCGTCGATCACCTCACGTAGAACCTTGTATCGGTTCTTGATGTCAAACTCTAATGTCTCTCCGTTGTCGGTATATACTGCACCAGAGGATATTTGTAGGAGTTTGTTCATGTTGATGGCAGCGTTGGGTGCGGTTATCTCCTCGCCTGCCGCCTGCAAAACAAGTTTATTTTTAAGTTCTTTATAATACTTCTTCTGCTGACGGGTAAGTTCGACCTCTCGCTTGGTATACACCATAGGTGGTAGGTCCAGACACTCATCTTTTGTGTACCTGATTGCAGGTTGTAGCGCGTTGTACACTGTATCCGAGGCGGTTTCTTTTGGCTTCCATTTGAAGTTGGTGATTTTGTACATCACCATGTCACGGAACGAACCAAAAAATCTTGGCACCGCAGCAGGATTAACTAGCTTTGCGATACCGTAGGCATCAAGTGGTGATTGAGCGGCAGGTGTACCTGTCATCATCCACAGCCAAGTCTGGTCGGTTAATAACTTGTTGAGTGTCTTCCATCGTTTGGTCTGTGCGTTCTTATAATGGGTAGCTTCATCTACTATGATGCAGTCGAACCCACCCTTGGCTATGTCATCAGCTACAATATCTACCCCATCATAGTTAATGATGACGTAATCGGAACCTTGGTTGATAATCTTCTTACGCTTTTCTTTAGCACCGTAAGCTACATCGACCGTGCGGTGCATAGCAAAACTAAACAAGTCATTGCGCCATGCGCTATCCATGATCGACAGCGGGCAGATAACCAACACACGCCGTATCTTACCTTCTGCCATTAGGAAATCAGATGCCCAAATAGCAGACGCAGTTTTGCCTGTGCCTTGCTCGTTAAAGCAGAAAGCCCTTCGGTTCATAGTAAGAAACGCGGAGGTGGTTTTCTGGTGGTCGTACGGCTTGTACTGACCAGACCATTCGTACTTACCCTCAATGGGTGAGGGTACATTTATGTTCAGCTTCTTTAGAGTATGTACTTCGTCCACACCCCAGTTAACTACCACTTGATTGTCTGGTAGTTCTCGGCTCTTCTCGACAACTGTAGTAACTTTGTTCGGGTTTTTCAGGCGCAATAATATCGCCTTGTTCTTCAATATCTGCACATCGTTCTCCCATCGCAACGCCACATTGGCGCGGTGTTAGTGCGCCACTAACTATTTTTTCTTTACGCCTTTGCTCAATGCCCCACCCGCTGTACGGTTTTTCTTTCGGCTCTGTACCGCGACGCCATCTTTGTTGGAACCCCCCCGTGCCAACGGCTTCTTATGTGCTACGTCCTTACCTTCTCTCTTGTCAGCTTTACCATTCTTGTTAACGTCTTTACCTGTCTTATCCATCTCCCTTCGGGCCCGCTGTCTTTCCATGCGTGCCTTAAACTCTTTACTATCGACAGATTTGTTCTTTTGTTTCTTACGGTCTTCTTTATTTTTGTACGGCATTAGTTACTCCCATTGTGAACGCACACGGTAACGGGGCAGTGCCTTTTGCACAGCCCATTCGGGCGTGGGTTCCAGACGTTTTTGTTGGCGGCGGTCTTCATGGCTTCATACTTGCCTAGCCATTTAGTCCACAAGGAACTGGTATCGTACTCATGGTACTTCGCTTTGATAAGATCATTACTAACAACAAACACTAACCCGGCTCTAATTTTCTTTACTTCGGGGTAGTGTATAAACACAGCCATAGCCATCAGTTCTAGCTGACCCGTGTCTGCGTAACGTGCATTCTTGCCAGTCTTGTAGTCGATAACCCAAGCGGTTTCACCTAACGTGTCAAGGATCAACAGGTCTATAATCCCACGGAACCACACATCTTTATCATAGAATCCACACGCGGCTAAGTTCTCAGTCACGCCTATTTTCTGTTCGGCCAGCTTGATCCCTTGTTTTTCATTGAGGGCATCAAGCGTTGCTTGTGTATAGTCAAACCTTTTAGGGAGCGGGGTGTCATACAAAACGTAATTTTCGGCGGCTTTATGAAACTCGTTGCCATACAAGATGGCATTGGTCTGAACGAAAGGATACTCTTTAAGTATTTTCTCGTGGTAAAACTGTTTAGGGCATTGTTCAAACGCTTTAATCTTGCTGAACGACCACGGGGCTACTTTATGTGTCATCGATAACTTACTCTCCCATTGACATACTTTGTTAATATGCGTGTGTTTTGTAGTGGGTTGAACCATACCAATTTTCTCAACCCAACCTAGCTTCCTCAGAGAGGTCATCATCGCACCCCAAACATTATGGTGGTGTGGCTCGGCCATCCCTTGCGCCCTGCAAAACGCGCAAATCTTACCGCCTTCCACATAACGGTTTTTAGCTAGGTAGTTAGCGGCGTTACGGTAATATTCTTTTTTCCAATTGTCGTCCTCATTAACGTAGGCACGTTCTATCTCTGCGGCTATAAACTCATGTCGCCCATCCATTATTCACAATCTCCGTAGGATTTTCCTATCGCGCTTTCACAATTGATAGGCAGACCTGCCGCCCAGTCTGGTGTCCAACGCATACGTTCCTCAACAAACGCCCGCAATTCAGGTACGTCCTCGTCTTTTACGCATACAACAACGGAGTCATGTACTGTTAACACAACATGACATCTCTTGCTTATTTGCAACATTTGCTCGCCAATAATGCAACGCGCTATCGCCTGACATATATTCTCTGTTACTTTCCCACCGTATATTCGGGTGCGACCACGCCGTGTCTTGTAACTATACTCGATAGCACGCTCACCAAAGTCGTTGATTTCCCCTTTCTCACTTGCTAAATCGTCGTACCGTAATGTCAAACCTGACGGGAGGAGGATACCGCGTTCAGCGCCCAACACTTTAAGTACGCCTTCTTTACCTATATGTAAAGTATCACCGTTGACCATGTACCTGATCATGTTCTGGCAGGTACGCCATAACTCGTTTATTTTCCAGTTAGCTTCACGGTAGATGTTAATAACTCGTCGGGCCTCATCCAGTTCCATATCGAACCCAAAGCCCTTTAGCTGTTCTTGAAACCTTACAGCACCCATCCCGTAACCCGCGCCAAGGATAGTGGTCTTACCTACAAATCGTTGGTCTTTAGTTACTTCGTCTTCAGGGATGACATAGATACGAGACGCCATCACTTTGTATACATCTTCGTTATTGGCGAACGATCGTGTGAGATCATCTTGTTCAGCAAGCCATGCAAGTACCCGCGCTTCGATCTGTGAACTATCACAATCAATCAACGTGTACCCTTCTGGCGCTAGGATGCTACGCTTTAACTTCTTACCATTCGGACCACGGCTAGGTAGGTTCTGCATGTTGATCTTGTCATCGCCACCCCATCGCCCAGTGTGTGCGGCGTAGTATCTTACTGGAACCGGCAAAGTCCCACGTTTACCTATGTCTATAAACCTCTGAGTACGTGTTTCCTCAAGGGTACCTTTCGTGCCCAGACGTGCAGCAACAGCCGCTTGCACCCTGTCGTCCTCGTGATTAGCTAATACCTTAAACCCTTCATCACTCTTAGCGAACGCGAATGTTTCCTTGCCTGTGCGTAAACTTATTTTCATAGGCGGCTTCACGCCTAACCCCTCAAGCACTGTGGCAAACTTAGGGTTAGACATAAGGTCTTCCTTAGATACACCTGCATTCTCAAGTAACTGATCTTTACGTTCGCGCGTGTCTTCAAGGTGCTGTTCAAGCAACCCAATATCTAATTCCAAGAACGGTTCAGTAAACATGCGCAGTGTCATGTCAATCATCATAAGTTCTTGTTTAGGAAAGCCTTTTTTCAGAAAGATGTTAAAGAGTCTGTATGTTAACTCGACATCATTTATACAGTAGTCACCGTACAACGCTAAGTCTTCCTCGGAGAAGTCGGCTCGACGTTTACCTATAGCGTTTGAGACTTCGGTCCCTTTAGTGCCAATCTGGTAGCGTTCAGACAACGCCCCGAGACTGCCGCCAACTTCCACCCCATGTAAAGCACGGGCGATACACAGAGTATCGGTATACACGCGAGGATGAACATCAAACCCCCAAGAGAGAATGGCACCGTCAAACAAAGTGTTGTGAGCAAGAACCATGCTTTCTGCCCAGTTGAAGGTGTGTAAGTATTGTTTAAGCTGTTCGTGTGTTCCACTTGCCCATTCAGTTCCTTCATTGTTAACCTTTACACCTACGCCGACCACCTCAAATCGGTGGTCGCGCAGGTACTCCTCTGTTGTTAACTTAGACAGGGAAAAATCCCTGTCGTAGTAGGTTTCAAAATCTATCGTAACTAAGTCCATCACTCCGTCTCTAAATATTCCGCATCTAAATGCTTCGTCTCCAACAACTTCTGCATGTAGTGCCCTGCTTTGCTTAAATCGTCAGCGTTTTTTCCCCGCGCAAGATACTTAATTACGTTGCCCTTTAAGAACCCAACAAACGCATCCTTAGTCATCCACGCTTCCATTGCCTCCCAAGGCTCTACTGATAAATCTACGTAGTGTTGTCCGCCAACCTGTCTTTGGTTGGCTCGTGGCTTTTTTCCGAAGAAACCTTTTTCCTCCATCTGAGGTAGTGATATTTGCTCTTCGGTAGGTATGGGGTGTGGCCTCACTGCACGTTGTGCAGCCCACTTCCGGTTCGGGTGCATTATCCTGTAAGTATACCCGTACGATACACCAGTGGCCTTTGCGACCTGTGTGGGTGTAGCAGTGGGGTTTTTGGCTAGGTACCCCCCAACTTTATCGGCTTGAGGGGACTTCCCTCCGCTGGGGCGTCCGCGCCGTTTATTGGTACTCATGTCATTCTTCCTTTTGCTCGTACGATATAACAAATGACCACAAGACCCTCGTACGGTTAAGGTCAAGTGGGTATAGTGATTACTCGGGTGCGTTAGCGGCTCGCTTTCTCGCGTACTTCTCACCCCACAAAAATAGTAGCCGCATAGGTGAATACTTCGGCGCATATAAGTACGCGTCGAAGCAGTGGTGCGCGGTAGTCATCCATTCAGATTTAGTGCGTCCCGTGTACCCAGCTTTTACATCTTCTTCGAGGGCCATAGCCGCTCTCCTTGGTTTAGCGCGATGCAAGACTCAAAATCTAATACAAACTGGCTATCGCCAACATAGGTCAACACGTCGTCTAGGTTGTGTTCGTTAATGACAATGCTTATGCCACCGTTAGCTTTTATAGCAGTTAAATTCTTTTCTTGCAAGCGGGTTGGTTTATTTTTACCTGCCTTACATTCTATGCCAAAGAACCTGCCCTTGTAACATCCAATGATGTCTGGAACTCCACTCTTACCGTAACCCCCGGTGACTGGAGAGAAGTAGTAGGCTCCTAACGTCTTTAGGTGCTCCACCACCTTCTTCTTAACTTTTGCTTCTGGTGTCATTGGAAATCCTGCCCAAAAGACGTCGGTTTTCCCGACCGCTTCGACACCACGTGCCCCCTATGCCCAATTTTGTACGCCGACGCAGTTGCTGGGAGTACTGTGACCGGTACCCCTTTGCTGTCTCGTTTCAGTTGGGCACGTAGAGCCCCCTTGTCGCTGATTAGATCCGTGGTTCCGCGTGTTGCCATGCTGTTCTCCTATGTTCGTAACCGTTCCGTGACACCGGGGACACCTGCGTGTATTAGGTTCGTTTGTTTCTACTAACTGATACATACACCAAGGACATCGCCCTTCGGCCAATCTTTTTTCTACCTCCCCTCGCTCGTCTATCATCTTTTACCCTTGGAACTGGTATCAGTGACGGTGTACACACCGTCACATAGAGTCCCTTCTCGTATACGCGTTATCACGTAGTACCTAAAGGGGGTATGAGCGTATTGAGCTTAGTCCCTTGACAAACCTCACATACGGAATATCCAATAAACGCTACTATCAATCCGTCTGCCTACCCCTTTGACCTCACTGGTTGGTTTATCCAATGAGGTCATCATCAACAGGGCAATTTTCTCTTGCGCCCACAAAGGTAGGTCATCCACTGAAGAATACTCTCCACTGACCGCGCTGTCAACTTCCATACCAATGCATGACACTTCGACAGCATTGGTATGTGGGTCTATGCAAACACGGTATATATTATCGTCATGTGGTGAGTCGTTATCGTACGACATAGAACATACCATCGCCCGCAGAGAACCCAACATCATCAACGTAATCATTGGCTTGCAGGATATTGAGTACAGATAACTTCTGCATGAGGTCTTCGGGTAACGTATCCGTTGTGTACCGTGTTACATCACCCGACGTTGGCATTTTTAGTTCCCTGTTTTTACCTACGCTAATCACATCAAAAACCTGCTGGTCCATACGCTCGTATACTCGTACAAACCACATTGGTACGACACGGGTCTTCAACCTGATTAACTCGGCCTGCTTGTCAAAGAAGTCAATAAGCTGCTCACCAAATGTACTATCAAGAAACGCATGGTTACTGTTCATCAGGTGCCGTAGTTCATTGAGCAGGATGGACCCCTGCCCTGTGGATGACCCTATGACTGAGTACCCCTCGGACAGGTCGATCACCTTGCCACGTATCTCGGCAAACTCAGTCCTTGCCACGTCAACAACATTATCTACTGCATTGGATGCGTCTTGTAGACGTGTGGACGCTAGCTCTTGCGGTGACATTATGCGTAGAAACTTCTTAGCATTACGTACCGCTACATCGAAATTAGCGGACATCTTCATGAAGAATTGAGGGCTGTACGTATCATACTTACCGTTATCAATAGTTCTTGCTTGCACAATATACATGGGCGTACGAGAACCACTCATTCGCCAGTCACCGTAACCAATCCACCCCAATACGTAGGGGAAATCTTCTCGGTATATGTAGCAGCTTCTCCAGTCTTTTGGGCACGCCTTTACACGCATATCTTTGCACACCTTCACGACAAATGGTTCCAGTACATCCCATGTTAGTGCTGACGTTTCCCCCCGTGGTGATTGATTAATGTCTGAAGCGTATGTTAGTGCGTCACTAACAAGTGTGTATGTGTATCCATTCATGTCGTTCTCCTTAAAATTAACCGTTTCTGATTTTATTAAACGCGTCTTGTACTTGCTGTGCGCGTCTCTTCATTGCCATACGTGCCTCGAATGTTTCTTGTTCCTCGGCACGTGTCTCTAGCTGGTACACCCTATGCGCCACAGTTTCCTCTACTAGCTTTAATGCTTCTTGGTAATCCATGTTACATCTCCCTTGATGTTATGTTTACGTGCTTACCTATATCGGGCTTTGCACTTTTGTTATCTAAGATGCACCATAGCACAGGGCAAGACCATTGACCCCATGATCCAAGGTACCCATCGGTGAGAACAATTGCAGCTTGCGGCTTGACGCCATGCTCGGTGAGGTAGTCGGTAACGCACTCAACATTAGTGCCACCACCACCCTTGGGCTTGGTAGTCTTAATGAGTTCGTCTAGCTGGTGCATGTCGTACTTCTCGTCCTGACACACACATGTGTCCCAGTAGAGTAAGCGGATATGGTCGGGGTGCACCGTGTCACAGATAGACTGTATCTCCGACATGAAAGCTGTAAGTTCTAACTGACCAATGGAGCCTGACGTGTCAACGGCGATGACCAGTTCACCCACCTGCTCACTGATACCGCTAGGCATGTAGTAACCTGATGACACGTAACGTCTATTCGGTCGTTGCCATGTCGAGTAGTCACTACCTGCGCATGTGGTCTGTATAAACTCACGCAATACCTCACGCCAATCTATCTGCGGTGTAAGTAAATCCTCAAGATCACGATCACCACCTGATCCCAACTTGCCTGCGATCAACGCACCCTGACGTATCGCCTCGTCAACATCACGTGCCAGTTCACGCTTCTCGTCTGGTGTAAGTTCGGCGGCACCATCCCAGTCATGACTGTCGAAACCTTCATTACCAACAGCGGTGTTTTGACCACCTGTAGTACCACCTGACCCCCCGTCGCCATCTTGTGGTGGGCCGTTATCACGTAGGTCATTAAAGACTGCCGCTGAATCCCAGTCACGGTACTTCACATCAAGACACCCCCCTTGGGGCATGTCTGCCCAACCATCTTGGTTGTCATCCGCAATCTTGATGTTGATCACATAGTCACACGCTCGATTGGCAAGCTGAGCATCTTGGTCGTACAGATGTCGCCATGTAGTAAGGTGTTTATACAGCTTGTGATATACCTCGTGCAGTACAAGGAACCGTAGTTCTGCATCGTTGAGCAAGTCAACGAAGTCTCGCCCATACATCTCGTCACGTCCGTCGGTACATGCCGTTGGTACGTCGTCCACCACTGACCGATCACCGATCATGAGGACACCTGCGAGGGCAACGTATTTAGGGTTGCCCATGATGTCAACGACAGCTTTAGACAATCGTTGTTCTGTTGTTAG